CTACTGTTTGCATCTCATTTCGCACAGGATTGCTCAACGGTTGGTCCAAATTAAATTCTGGAGCGACTGTTTTAAAGACATATGTAAATGCTTCCTCAAAATACTTCTCTGAAACATTTTTAAAGTCAAAAGTGTATTTAGATGGATCTTTCGGCAGAACCTCCAAATAAATATGAAGTCGTCGCAAAATAGCGATAGGATTATTCACGTAATTATGAACTCCGAGTCTGTCTATATTGGAAGTTACACACAATGTCTTAACATTCCAAGGGACTTTTCCTTTATTATGAGCTTCAGCTTGTTCTGAAAAATTCCTTAACGTCTGCATAATTCGAATAATTCTGTTGAACGGATCATCTGCAACTCGGTCTGGCTTAGAAACTCCAAAATCATCAAGCAACACATGAGGGCCTCCACTATATGGATCATCAAACTTAGAATCAACGCCTATAGCGACACTTTCCGTAGTCTTTAAATCCCACACGTGGGCGGAAATTCTCCAAATGTCGTTAATCATAGTGGTCTTGCCCACTCCTGGAGGACCAACAAGGGCCACTCCAAAGGGTAATGGACGAGATTCGCTTCCGGAGTTAAAATAATTAAACGCCGAAAACCTCGACTCAAAATGCCTCACCAATGGTTTTCCTAAAATTGCACTCAATTCTCGATATCTCTCATAATCAGCTATCAATTGAGGCAACCCTCCATCACGATACGGAAAATAATCTCCTTGATACACCACAATCGGTTCTGCGTCCATGGAATGTTCCACTTTCTTACGAAGAGTGGCATACTCCAAATGGTTTTCCATATGTTTTATATGCGCCTGAAACCTATTAGGAAACAATCGGGCCATAAAATCCAATCCTTTTTTCGCTATTGAAATCAACATGTCCAAGAAATCACAATCGCGTGCCATACTCACAATCAGCTGCTGCGCGACAGTAATATCCAAACTTGATTTAATTGCTTTTGCCATCAAAGCCAAAACAGAAGCTGAAAAGAACTTACTAAGAAGCTTTCCTAGATCACTCAAGGTAAACGCACGTAAATCATCAATCATAGACGCTGCTCCATACGGTGCATTTAAAGCATCATTAAATTCATCATCTATTTCTGCCTTAGACTTTTCCGACAATCTAACCCAGTCGAACTCTTCAAGTTCGGAGGCTTTCTCATCTGCTTTCCAAAAAGTTGGTGTTATATAGTCCAATACATCCTGGGTTGAAGGAATTTTTTCTGCAAATCCAATAGATTGCTTGCTTAGCCATTCTATAAAAGCGGCATATGTAAACTCAGTTAAACCGGGCAAATTCTGCAAAACTAACTGCATATAATCCTTATTATCTCTCACAAAAGAGAACAATTGGAGCAATCCAGCAGCTAATACATATTTGTCCTTTGTCCTAACATAAGCTTGCACTGTCACTATCAAAGACGTAACGTCGGCAGCAATACCAAGCGGATCTGGTGATAAAGTTGGTTGACCAGTATCTGTAACTGCATAATACTTGGGCTTCTCTTTTCTAGGAGTGAAATCCTTATGTCGACGCAAATTCTTAACAAACTCTTTGCGCTTCTTTCTTGTCTGCTTCTCAACATACACAGAGCGATCATCCTTAGGATTTTCTCCTTCCCATCCGTAATTGGGTGATTCCTTAAGCTTTTCTTTTTTCTTTTTACCAAAGCCACCTATAAACAACTGCATATCCGACAAAGGTCGGTAATAACATGCGCTCAAAGGATAGCCTCCTATGGACCAATGTCCATCTTTCAAATAAAAAGCTTTTTGACCAAGCAAAATTTTCTGAAATTCTTTCTGCGACTTTATTCCAATATTAATCAGAAAATTATCACGTCCGTCACAATACAATATAATGCTCGGTATCTCGTACAACGCGAGGAACTTGCGCGCTGCATGAATAGTCCAACCCGATCTGCGGGTTGGAGGGGTGACTAATGAGCCGTCAGGCTCGAGCCACCAGGTGTCACAAGAACTAAAAGCAATCACTGCGTCTAGTGACACACCAATCTGAAGAAGCAAATCGGTGAAACATGTATCTGGATAAACAGACTCACATGTCGGGGTTTTGAGGGCACTTAGCCGACCCTCGCAGCTACTGTAGCATGGGGACGCCAGTAGAAACGTCTGGGGAACAGGTTGGGAGATTTGACCGGTGCCTATTATAGGTTGGGTCTGTTCCATTTTGTCTTTTATGTTTATACACCCGCCGTACATTGGGTGTCCGGAACTTCAGTAGCCCGGTG